GTTCAAGCGATACCTACAATCAGGTGATGTTCCACACCTTCTTCTTTATGGTGATGCCGGTAGTGGTAAGACAACACTTGCAAAGATTGTAGCCAACACAGTTTCAAAAGACAATTACATTTACATAAATGCTTCCGATGAGAACTCCATTGATACCGTCCGAGACAAAATCAAGCAGTTCGCATCGTCAATCGGTTTCGGTGGTTTGAAGATTATCATCCTCGATGAGTCCGATTACCTTACTCCTAATGCACAAGCGGCTCTCCGTAATATCATGGAGACGTTTAGCAAAACAACACGGTTCATCCTAACGTGTAATTATGTGGACAAGATTATTGACCCTATTCAATCTCGGTGTCAAATCTTTAACATCGTTCCTCCGTCCAAGAAAGATGTTGCAGTTCACACGATGGGAATTCTTGAATCGGAAGGCGTGGAGTTCTCAAAGGAAGATTTAGCACAAATTATCAATATGACTTATCCCGATATTCGTCGTGTCCTGAATACGGTTCAACGTTGTATTCTCGATGGTAAGATGCAACTCGATAAGTCAACTCTTGTTCAAAATAACTTTTACTCAACGATTGTTGATATTCTAAAGTCAAGTAAGAACAAGAAAGAAAAGTACACAGAGATTCGTCAGATTCTCGCTGACAACTCAATTCGTGATTACAATCCACTATTCCGTTATCTGTATGATAATGTAGAACAATTTGCGAATGGGTTTGTATCAACTGCGATTCTTATTATCGCAGAATCACAATACAAAGATGCAATGGTAGTAGACCATGAAATTAATGCAATGGCAATGTTTATTCAACTAATTATGGAAATAGATCAAAGGAAATAATATGAGCAATGTATTTGACTTGGGTGGTGCAGAACAACCACAACAACGTGTAAACGTAAACCTCAACGAGGCACAAGATATTACTTGTGATAAGTGTGGTGGACACTTCTTTCATTCAGTAACCTTCTTTAAGAAGATTTCTGCTCTTGTTTCACCAACAGGAAAAGAAGCAATCGTTCCACTTGAAACATATGCCTGTCTTGAGTGTGGAAATATCAATCCTGAATTTTTACCAACGGGGTTTGGTCAGAATGGCTAAGACCCTGTTCGATTTGATAAAGGGCGTGACCAAAGATAAAATCAAATGGGAAACCCTTGCAGAAGAAGACCAAAAGGTGTGGAATAACTTTATCATCACCCGTTGGTTTTCTATGGAAATGGAACTAACGGATGCCGTGAACGACTTTCAAAAGTATAGTAACGGCATCCTTACTTCCAAAGATTACTACAAATTACTTCACGATATTCTACCAAAGACAACATTCTATCTGAAGTACACGAAGAAAAAGAAAAAGATAGATATAGATTCACAATTTGTAGATTTATTCTGTCAACATTATCAACTTGGTAAGAAAGTAATTTTTGAATATATTACAGACCTTGTAAGAATAAATCCAAACGAACTTGTTTCTGTTTTGGAATCTTATGGAACCAAGAAAGAAGACGTAGAAAAATTCAAGAAACAACTAAAGACATTACAATGAGGAACAAGATGGCAATAAAAGAAATTGACTTGGGTAGACAAGAAGACCCAATCGTTCGTGAGATGGAAGAAAAATATCCAGCAATGACTGATGAGTTTAAGAAGATTCAAAGAGACCAATATGTTTTATTCTGCCGTAAACAAAAGAACTACGGACCGGATAACATTTCATTAGGAACAACTCTTGAAAGAGAACAAGATAGGAAGTTGTCACTTCAAGGTTTGTTCTTCCGTCTCAATGATAAAATCAATCGGTACAAGCAAATGATTATGTTTGGTTCACAAGATGCGGTCGGTGAGTCACTCGAAGATACATTCAAAGATATTTCAGTTTACGGTATCATTGCACAACTCGTTCAAAACGGGAAGTGGGGTAAGTAATGTCCTCTTCACGAATTTCCTTTTCACAATATCAAATGTGGAAGGGATGTCCTCATCGTTGGAAACTGAATTACATTGATAAGGTTTCCGTTCCTTCTCCATCAATCGCTCTCGTGTTTGGAACTGCAATGCACGAAGTTCTTCAGATGTATGTAGAGATGTTGTATCGTTCTACCGTTGAAGAAGCAAACGAACTTCCACTCGAAGACCTTCTAAAAGAAAAAATGGGTGTGGAGTACAAAAAGTTATTGACTGAAAACAATGACGAGCACTTCTCACATCGTGATGAAATGCAAGAACACCTTATGGATGGTATTGAAATCATACGTTGGTTCAAGGCACATCGTGAAGAGTTCTTTATGAAGAAGGGTTGGGAACTTGTTGGTATCGAATTGCCAATCAATATCGTACCACTCGAATCAAATCCAAATGTTCGACTCGTTGGTTTCCTTGACTTGGTGATGAGAGATATACGAAATGGTAAGATTCACATCTACGATTTTAAAACATCAACAAGTGGATGGAATAAGTACACGAAGGCAGATAAAGTAAAGACTTCACAACTTGTTCTATACAAGACGTTCTATGCAAAACAGTATGATATTCATCCCGACGATATTGAGATTGAATATCTTATTCTCAAACGTAAGATTGATGAGAACGCAGAATATGCAGCAATGAGAAAACGTGTTCAACGATTTGCTCCTTCTCATGGTAAGGTTTCACAAACTCAAATTCTGAAGGAGATTCAAACATTTGTTGAAACGGCATTTGATTCGGAAGGTAATAAGAGAACAGATATTTACCACCCACCAATTGAAGGCGAAAAGAAAAAGAATTGCCGTTGGTGTGAGTTCAAAGATAGAGATGATTTATGTCCAATAAAAAACAGGGTTCAATAATGAAGTACGCATATACATTTGATGATATTCAAATCACTCCGGTTTACAGTGAAATAGAAAGTCGGAGTCAATGTGAGTTGAGAACAAAATTCACAAAGAGATATGTTATTGGATCACCACTTGTCTCTTCACCGATGGACACAGTTTCAGATTCAAAGATGTGTCTTGCTATGGCAGACCACGGTGGAGTTGGTATCATTCATCGTTTCATGAAAATAGATGAACAAGTAAAACACGTCTTGAAAGTAAAGGAACAAGAGAAACTTGTTTCAGCAGCAATTGGTGCAACAGGAGATTATCAAGAACGTGCGGCTTCTCTTGCAAATGCCGGCGCGATAGTTCTTCTTATTGATGTTGCTCACGGTAACACAAAACAAGTAAAAGATGCAATCAAGTGGTGTAAGGAAAATCTTCCTGAATATGTTGATGTGATTGCTGGTAATGTTTCCACTCGTGAAGGTGCAAGGAATCTGGCAGAGTGGGGAGCAGATGCAATTCGAGTTGGTATCGGTAATGGTTCTCTTTGTGAAACAAGAATCAGAACTGGTGTTGGTATTCCACAAGTTACCGCACTTATTGAATCTATTGCTGGTATAGAAGAAACAGGAATCGATGTTCCTGTTATTGCAGACGGCGGAATTAGATTGACAGGTGATGTTGCAAAGGCATTGTCACTTGGTGCGGACTCTGTAATGTTGGGTTCACTTCTCGCAGGTACTCGTGAATCTCCCGGTGAAATTCAAAGAATGGGAATGTGGCCGAACGAACAACTCTTCAAGAAGTATCGTGGTTCTGCATCAGCCGAAGTAAAACAAGTTCATGGTTTGGAAGAAAAGAACGTGGAAGGTAATTCAAAGTTGATTCCTTACAAGGGTAAGGTCGAGAGAATCATTAATGACATCAAGGATGGCGTTCGTTCTTCAATGTCTTATGTAAATGCAAGAAATATTACAGAGTTTCATGTAAATTCCGAACACGTTTTGATTACACAAAATGGTTTGATTGAAGCAAAACCACACTTGTTATTGTAATCGTTTTTTCGTATATTGATATTTATTAAAAAGAAGTTTCGTAATTAAAGGTTTTGTATGGTAAAGAAAAAGATTCTCCTCCTATCAGACGATTTACGTCTAACGAGTGGTATTGCAACTGTCTCTCGTGATATGGTAATTGGTACGTGTCACAAATATGATTGGGTTCAAGTTGGTGCCGCTATCAATCATCCAGAAAAAGGAAAGGTACTTGACCTTTCAGAAGATGCAAAAAAGATGACGGGTGTTCAAGATGCATCTATAAAGATTTATTGTAATGATGGATATGGTGACCCTATTTTTCTACGTCAGTTAATTTTAACTGAAAAACCAGATGCCATTTTACATTTTACAGACCCAAGATTTTGGGACTGGTTATATGCAATGGAGCATGAAATAAGAACAGAAATCCCACTGATGTATCTAAATATTTGGGATGACATTCCAGACCCAATGTGGAACAAAGAGGCATATTCTAGTTGTGATTTGTTGATGTCAATTTCAAAACAAACATATGGAATTAACTATCGAGTTCTGAATAGATTCGAAGGAAATGTTGACTCTAGTAGAGTAACGTATGTTCCACATGGTATAGACACCGATATGTATTATCCAATCAAGAGTGACGATAAACAATGGAATGAATTGGTATCAGAATCTCAAAAGATTCGTGGTAATAATCCCGATAAATTTGTTGTTTTTTGGAACAATAGAAATATTCACAGAAAACATCCAGGTGATGTTGTCCTTGCCTATAAACATATGTGTGATAAGATAAAGGACAATGGTGGAAATCCTGATACCAATGCTCTTCTTTTAATGCACGGCACTCCAATAGACCCAAATGGAACTGACTTAACTGCTGTGGTCTCTGAACTATGTCCTTATCCAGTTGCATTTAGCGATAAGGTTATACCAAGTCAAGGATTAAATGTACTGTATAATGCCGCTGATGTTGTTGTTAACATGGCATCAAACGAAGGATTTGGTCTCGGTACGGCAGAAGCAATTTCAGCAGGAACTCCAATCGTCGTGAACGTTACAGGTGGTCTACAAGACCAATGTGGTTTCATCAATCCAAAGACGGGTAAGTATTTTACGGCAGATGATTACATTGAAGTAAAGACACTTCATAGAAAAGAAGAATGGTCAAATCTTCAACACGGTGAATGGGTAAAACCAATTTGGCCATCAAACATCTCACTTCAAGGTTCTGTTCCAACACCATATATCTTTGATGACCGTGCTGATTTCCGTGAAGTTGGTGATGCACTATATGAATGGTTTATAACACCAAAGGAAAAAAGAAAGTCTGCCGGACTAAAGGGTGTTGAATTTATCAAGAATCCTGAAGTTGGTATGAGTCGTGACAATATGTGTCAACGCGTTGTTGATAACATTGAAGGTTGTTTCCAAAATTGGAAACCAAGAAATCGTTTTGAATTACATTTAGCATGAGGATAATATGGCAAATAAACCAAATTTAGTATTCTGTGGTCCGGTTTCTACACGAAGTGGTTATGGAGAACACGCTCGTGACCTTTTGATTTCCCTTTTCAGAATGGACAGGTTCAACATCAAGGTTATTTCTATAAATTGGGGCGGTACTCCGATGAATGCACTTAATGAAAATAATCCAGAACATAAACAAATACTCGATGCTGTAATTCCTGGACTAACTGAAAAACCAGATGTTTGGGTTCAATGCACTATTCCAAATGAATTTCAACCTGTTGGTAAGTACAACATTGGTATAACTGCTGGTGTTGAAACTGATATGTGTTCCGGTGAATGGATAGAAGGTTGTAATAGAATGAACCTTGTAATTGTTCCATCAAAACACGCAAAAGAAGTTTTTGTGTCAACAAAGTACGAAAGACGCGATAAAACAACAGGTCAGTCTCTTGGTAACGTTGAAATAAATGTTCCAATTGAAATTCTACATGAAGGTGTTAGAACCGATATTTTCAATAGAACCTTATCATCTTCGATTGAAATAGAAGAAACTCTAAATTCAATAAAAGAAGAATTTTGTTATCTATTTGTTGGTCATTGGTTAAAGGGTGATTTTACTCAAGACCGAAAAGATGTTTCTGGATTGATTTATACATTCTTGGAAACATTTGGAGATACGGAAAATCCACCTGCATTGATTCTGAAATCTTCAAGTGGAGCGTTTTCAATAACAGATAGAAGTAAAACTCTTGAAAAGATTAGACTCATTAAGCAAATGACAAAAAAGAAGAATCTCCCAAACATCTATCTTCTTCATGGTGATTTGACAGATAATGAAATGAATACACTTTATAATCATAATAAAGTAAAGGCATTAGTTTCTTTCACAAAGGGTGAAGGATATGGAAGACCAATTGCAGAGTTTATAACAACTGGAAAACCAGTTATTGTTTCTGGATGGAGTGGTCATGTTGATTTTGTAAACCCAGCATTTCACACATATTTGGATGGAGAGTTAACGCCAATACATAAGAGTTCTGTTTGGGAAGGTGTTTTAAATGAAGGTTCATCTTGGTTTAGTGTAAACTACAAATATGCGTCCGAGACTCTTGTAAAAGTGTACAAGAAGTATAATTCATATCTATCGAACTCAAAGAAATCTGTTAATGAAATAGAAACACGTTGGTCATTCGATTCTATGGTTAATAAGTTTGATACTATGCTTACAAACTATCTTCCTAATTTTGCACAAAAGATGTCTCTTAACTTGCCTCAATTAAAGAAACTCCCAACCTTAAAGAAAGTTGAAACGGAATGATTTCTTATACAATAACCGCTTGCAATGAAGATAGAGAGTTGGATAAACTACTGAATGTGATTCGTGTAAACTTAAAGGACACAGACGAGGTAGTTATCCAACTCGACCAAAATAATTCAACAGATGAAGTTAGAAAGGTATGTTCGATATATCAAGAAAGAATACCAATATTAAAGGTTATACAATTTCCACTCAACAATGATTTTGCATCATTCAAGAATAACTTGAAAAGTCATTGTACGAAAGAATGGATATTCAATATTGATGCCGACGAGATACCTTCTGGATTTCTACTTGAAAATATCCACACTATTCTTGAATCAAATTCAGATTTAGATCTTTTAATTGTTCCAAGATGGAATGTTGTTGACGGTATAACGGAACGTCACATAAATTCTTGGCGTTGGAGACATGATGAATGGGGTAGAATAAATTGGCCAGATTGGCAAATGAGAATTTATCGAAACAAGGAATCAATATCTTGGAAGAATAAAGTACATGAAAAGATTGATGGATATGAAAAATATTCATTCCTTCCAGAAGATAAGGATTATTGTCTTTTCCATAACAAGACAATCCAAAAACAAGAACAACAAAATAATTTCTATGATACAATAGTTTAATATGAAAAATCTTCTAATTGGTGCCATAAGCGGGAATTATTCCCAAAGTGATGTTCAACGATGGATTGAATCATCGGATGGTTTTGAAATCAAAAGAGTCCTCTTTCTTTACAACGATGAAAATGAGGAACTTAAAAAATACTTATCAACAAAAAATGTGGATGTGATAATTCCAACTCATGATGCGTATAACAATGAAGTGGATAAGTTTCAAACTCACACTGGAGAGATGACAATATCATCGTCTTACAATCTAGTTCATAACATAAGATTTTATCATATATGGCAATACTTGACAGAGAATGATTATGAAAAAATTCTGATTACGGATGTACGAGATGTATATTTTAACGATGACCCATTTAGCAAGATACCGTCCGATAAGATAATTGCATCGAGTGAAGTTATAAAATATGAAGATGATAAATGGAATGAACGCCATCTGTATAACAATTTATCTATGATTGGTTATCATTCTTTGATTTCAAATCAAGTTTATAATGTTGGTGTATTCGGTGGTAATGCAAAATTAGTTCAAGACATATGCGCAGACATTTATCTAATGTCAATAGGTAAACCTCTTGTTGCAGACCAAACCTCTTTCAATTATTTGATACAAACATCCCATAAAGATAAAGTTGTATTTACAGATTTAAAAGATAAGTTTGCAGTTCATCTTCATGTTGTTGCAAATGGTATGGTTCAATTTGATTTATCAACCTTAAACGAATATTCAATTGTTCACCAATACGATAGGTTATGAAATACTCAATAATAATACCATACCGAAATCGCGAAGAACATCTTTCAAAGATTCTTCCAAAATTAGAATCTGTATTTCATAAAACAGAATATGAAATAATTGTTGTTGAACAGGATGATGAAGATAAATTTCAAAAAAACTCCCTGTATAATATCGCTGGTACAATTTCAAATGGTGAACTATTAATTTTCCATGATGTAGACTATTATCCATCTGATTCAATACGACCGGAATCATACCACACGAATAGTAAGACTCCATTATATCCGGTGGGTAAAGTTATCTTTTTAGATAAAGATGATAAACCAAGAGATTTTTTAGATATACCTGCCGGTTATAGAAATTTTCACGTTGATGTTGGAAATCATTCAGGTGGAATTTTTGTATTACACAAAGATTTATTTCACGATATAAAAGGTCTAAATCCATATTATCGTGGTTGGGGTAAAGAAGATGACGATACACGAGAGAGATTAAAACTATTTGGATGCGAATGGAAGAGAAATAACGAAGGACTTTTTTATGGACTTTATCACGAAGACAGTAAACCAGATGATAATGATAAAGATTTTATAAATAATCACACCATGTTATACCATATTAAACAAAATTATCAGTACGGATATAATCATGTATCGGCAGATGTTGAGGAGTTTGAAGCAGGGGAAAATGTTAGATGGTTGAAAGTGAAAAACTTTGAATATAAGGAAATATGAAATGAATATTCTAATAAAAACAGTAGGGTTCATAGGCGATAATTTATTTGCTACATCTGTTGCTAAAAAACTTAAAGAAAAATATGGCAAAGATTGTATTGTTGATTTTCAAATCTCTATACTTTCTCCGTTTGAATTAATATTTAATAATCCTTACATTGATAATGTTTTCATATCGGGTGAACTAATAGGTAATTATGATAAAATTTATGAACTAAAACCGATACATAGAAAAGAGACACCAACAATACAATTTCAAAAGATGTGTGAAATAGAAAATGTTTCATCAGAGTATGAGGTCTATACAAATCGTGCTTTAGATTTACTAATCGAAAAAGGATTTTCCGAATATAAAGCCGGAGGTTATAAAACTATAGCAGTCCAACAAAATTGGGAAGAAAAAAGTTTCTTATTTACCGAAGAAGAATATATCAGAGGAATAGATGTTCCAAATTTAGGATATGGTGGAAAAAGAAGAAATATATCTTTTATAATAGATTCTTTAAATAAAATTGATAATGTGGTAATAATTCCTGTTGGAAAACCAAATGGTTATAATCAAATGTCATCTGACATAAATACGGTTAGTGAATTAACATTTACTGCGTCCGTTATAAAGAACTGTGATTATTTCATTGGTTCAGAAGGTGGGCTATCAAATATTGCAGCTGGTGTTGGAACAAGAACAATTATCACTGGTGATTTTGTCCATCAACTATATGGGTGGAATGGAGTAATAGAAAAAAATCAGGATCCAAAATTAGGACCAAAATATTATTTCAATGATGTTGCCCATGTCACATTAAATCCGTATATTACAGACAAATCAGTAGTAAGTCAAATACAAGAAATAATTAAGGATTAATTTATGATAGATGATGTACAGATCTTAAATCAATGCTCATTATTAATAATAGGTAAAAATGGAAATGGAATGACTGTATTACAGAGGATTTTATAATGAAAAAAATCTATTCAAAGATAGACCCTGAAAAAATATTACATATTGTTGTTCGTAAAGATGATTTTAAATCAGGAAGACAAGATATAATTGACGAATCACAATTTATTCAATGTTCTATATTGCAGATGGAAAATGGAAAAACATTTAAACCACACAAACATATTTGGAAAGAGAGAACACGAAATGTTATCGCACAGGAAAGCTGGGTAATTATTCGTGGTAGTGTTGAGGTAATTTTTTATGACCTTGACGATACTGTTTTAGAGAAATTTGTTTTGAATGAGGGCGATGCCAGTTTCACACTTGAAGGTGGTCACAATTATAAAATACTTGAAGAAGATACTCTTGTATATGAATATAAGACCGGACCATATGAAGGACAATCTTTGGATAAAGTTTTCTTGGAGTCATAGTGGTATTCAACAATGTAAATATAAAAGGTTCTGGTGTTGCATTACCAAGTAATATATTCTTGAACAATTCTATAATAAATGGAATTGATACAACTGATGAGTGGATAAAAGAAAAACTTGGAATCGAAGAAAGAAGAGTTGCTTCAGAATCAGAAACCGTTTCTACTCTCGGATATTCAGCGGCAATAAACGCAATGAAAGATGCAGGGATAGATAAAGAAGATTTAGACTTAATTATTGTTGCAACATCAAGTCCTGAAAAAATTTCTCCATCAACTGCTTGTATCATTCACGAAAAATTAAACATAGAAAAAAATGTACCATCATTTGATGTAAATGCAGTTTGCTCTGGATTTGTATACGCAATGACTATGGGTGCATCATTCATCAGTTCTGGTATGTATAACAATGTACTAATTATAGCAACAGAAGCCTATTCAAAAATAACAGATTGGAATCATAAACATTGTGTCTTTTTTGGAGACGGAGCTGGTGCAGTTGTTCTTGGTAAATCTGAACGAGGTTGGATTTCAAGTGAGATACTTGCAAACGGAAATGGAACTGGTATGACTGGATTCGTTCTTGAACATGGAAAAAAGTTCAATATGAATGGAAAAGAAGTTTGGGAACAGGCAGTTAAAGTTTTACCGCCATCTATTAAATCAATTCTGAAAAAGAATAATATGGATGTTTCAGAAATAAGTTTACTTATTCCACACCAACCAAGTATAAATATATTGAAGATAGTCGCGCAGGAAGTGGGACTTCCTATGGAAAAAGTTAAAACTGTTATGCACAAGTACGCAAATATTGCAGGTGCATCCGTTCCAATTGCGTTTCATGAGGCAAGAGAAGACGGTCAAATTAAAAAAGGTGATAAGATTCTTTTCACCGCAATAGGCTCAGGATGGACATGGGGTTCAATTCTAATAAATTATGAGGATTGATATGTTAGATAAATTGAAAAGGGTTGGTTCCGATGTCAGAATAAGCGAACTCTGTGTAATATCAAGACCGGAGCTGGTTGAAATTGGTAGTCATATTGCAATAGATATGTGGACATATATTTCAACACAACTTATAATGGGTGATTACATTCATATTGCCCCAAGTGTTTCTATAATTGGAGGTGCTCCTGCAAAATTAACTATGGGTAGCTTCACAAATATTGGTTCGGGTGGAAGAATTGTTTGTGCAACAGATGACTTTTCACAAGGGTTAATATCTCCAGTTGTTCCTATTGAACACAGAACGGTTATAAATAAACCAATTATTTTTGAGGACTTTGCAACTCTTGGTGTAAACTGTACAGTATTGCCAGGTGTAACTTTAAGAGAAGGTACCATCGTTGGTGCAAATTCAGTTGTAACAAAAGATACAAAACCGTGGATGATTTATGCAGGTTGTCCCGCAAGACCAATTAAGATTAGAGAAAAAGAAAGAATACTTGAAAGTGCAAATAAATTACTTCATGGAGAATAATATGAATAACAAATATCTTACAGACAAAAATTCGTTAAGTATACCGTGGATAGAATCTCCATTCTTTTATTCTATACTTGAAAAATTAGATTTAACGGAAGAACAAAAAAAGTTCTGTTCTGATTTTCACGAAAAGGGATACGCTATAATTGATTTGGGGTTGACTGATGATGACATTCAACCAATACTGAATGATATGTACGACGCACTTGATAGTGAGTCTACCGTATTTCATGCAGACCATTTTACATATTCCGATAGTAAAAGAATATTCGAGCAATGGAAACGTAGCTTACCAATTGCTAAACTGACCGTACATCCAAAAATAGTAGAATCTCTTGAACTACTTTATGGAAAAGAGCCTTTTCCATTTTCAACAATTAATTTTATAAAAGGAAGTAATCAACCACTTCATAGTGATGCAATTCATTTTCACACAGTTCCTGAATTGTGGATGTGTGGTGTATGGGTTGCATTTGAAGATGTAGATGAAACGAACGGTTCATTAAAAATTGTCCCCGGAAGTCACAGGTGGCCGATATATCAATATCATGATTTGAAATTACCACACCCAGATGAAGTTGAAAACGGTGAAGCAGTCACATATAGAGAATATGAATTATTTATTGAAAGATTAACACATAATAGTGGAGTTGAACCTTACATCGTTAAGATGAAAAAGGGACAGGCACTTATATGGGCAGCAAATATGTTACACGGTGGTTCTAACGTTGAAGGTGTAACTGATTTAAATAAAACGAGATTGACACAGGCAAATCATTATTTCTTTGGTGATTGTAAACATTACTATCACCCGATGTTTAGTGATGTTCCAAATGCAAAATATGCAACGAAATGGTGCAATGATACTAACAACATCAAAACATATCTAGAAGGTAAGTAATATGTTTGAAGTAGTACAACAATTTGAAAAAGAAGTCGCATCGTTCTTTGGTGCACCGTTTGCAGTTGCAGTGGATAGTTGCACTCACGGTATAGAACTTGCACTTCGTTATCTTAACGTAAGTAAAATATCAGTTCCAAAGAGAACATATCTTTCGGTTCCATTTCTGGCTAACAAGATGAAGATAGAGTTGGAATGGAGAGATGAGAATTGGGTAAACTACTATCATCTAACTAATAGAGTTATTGATGCCGCAGTTCTTTGGAAGAAAGATTCATACATACCAAATACAATGATGGGGATAAGTTTCCAATATCAAAAACATCTTTCACTCGGTCGTGGTGGTATTCTTTTATTGGATGACGAAATTGCAGCAACAGAAATAAAGAAGATGTCATATGATGGTAGATTACCGATGATACCTTGGCGAGAACAAAATGTTTCATCATACGGTTATCATTATTATATGACACCAGAAACTGCAAAACTCGGATTAGAAAAATTACCAACGGCAATTGAAACAACTCCAAGACAATGGATAGTAACTGATTGGCCTGATCTAACACAGATGGATATATTCAAGAAAGGATAATATGAAGAAGGCATTTATTACAGGAATTGGTGGTCAAGATGGAAGTTATCTTGCAGAACATTTGATTACACTTGGCTACGAAGTCCACGGTATAGTAAGAAGAAATTCCGTATCAGAACACCAACAAAGTAGAATAGACCATTTATCAAAAGATGTTGTTGTTTATTACGGAGATCTACTTGACCAATCAGGATTAGAAAGATTACTTCGAGAAATACAACCTGATGAAATTTATAATCTTGCGGCACAAAGCCATGTTCGTGTTTCGTATGACATCCCACAGTTCACAGTTCAAACAAATGCAGTTGGTGTATTAAATATCCTTGAATCACTTCGAAGTGCCTGTCCTAATGCAAAATTCTATCAAGCTAGTTCTTCAGAAATGTTTGGAAGTGCTGTTGATGAAGATGGTTATCAAAGAGAAACAACTCCAATGAAACCCGTATCACCATACGGTTGTTCAAAGGTATTTGGTTTCAACATTGTTCGTAACTATCGTCACGCATACAAACTTCATGCTAGTAACGGAATACTTTTCAATCATGAATCACCAAGACGTGGTTCAAACTTTGTAACAAACAAAGTTGTAAAGACGGCGGTTCAAATTAAGTTAGGTCTTGCTGATAAACTTGAACTTGGTAACTTGGATGCGTATCGCGATTGGGGTCACTCAAAGGATTACGTCAGAGCTATGCATCTCATCCTTCAACAAAATGAACCAGGTGATTGGGTAGTTGCAACTGGAGAAACTCGTTCAGTTCGTGATATGTGCAAGTATGTATTCAGTAAATTAGAATTGAATTACGAAGATCATGTAATTCAAAATCAAAAGTTCCTGAGACCAGAAGAACTCCCATATTTAAAAGGCGATTCATCACGTATAAGAACTGAAATGGGATGGAATCCGGAATATACATTTGAGATGTTAATGGATGAAATGGTTGAACACTGGATAAATATATTTAAGATGGAGGAATAATATATGGAAAGATTAAATGCATTCATGTGTAATCCTGGGAATTACGGTGATAAAGAGGTTGCTGAGGAACTACCGTGTTTTCCAAGTAAGTATTTACATTGGACTCCAAATCAGATGCAAGATATTGCGATATGGGTAGACTGTTGGGATTCACCATGTATACGAGAAATTACAAGAACAGATATAAAATATAAGATAGCCGTTTTAGTGGAACCCCGTGTCTTGGCATCTTGGCATTATGAGTTTGTTTTAAATAACCGTCAACATTTTGATTTGATATTCAGTACATATGATGATTTTGGTAAAGAAACAAACGATAATCATAAATTTAAAAAGTTTCCGGGTGGTGCAAGAACACTAATACATCCAACTCAATGGTCGATATATCCTAAAACTAAAAATATTGTAACAATAGTTTCCGGTAAAAGATATATGCCTGGTCATATTTTACGCCATACAATTAGAGAAAAATTAAACACTCTCGATACATCATTTATCGATTATGTAAATCCTCCTTTTGATAATAAGTCTATAGGATTGAAGGATTATAGATTTGAGTTGGTCATAGAAAATGAAGATGATAAATTCTTTTCAGAAAAAATATTAGATTCAATGTTATCTGGATGTATTCCAATATACTGGACATCTGATGACACTTCATATCTTGATATGTTCGATAAGAATGGAATAGTAACTTTTAAGAATCAAGATGAATTAATAGAGATGTTATCATCTAATACTCTAAATGAAGAATTTTATCTAAGTAGAATTGAATCTGTAACTAATAACTTCGAAGAGGCAAAGAAATATATTAGTTTAGGCGATATGCTTTGGGAATTTGGTATTAAAGAATTAATCGAAACTAAACTTTTTTAAATTTCACTATGATTAAAATAATTTACAGAATATCTGATGCTGGTTACCGAAAAGTAAAACCATCTTTTATTAATAATGAAAACTGTTTGAAGAACTCACTATCAGTTTTTCCTTCCGATAAATACGATTGGCTCATTATCGGAGACAATCTATCAAATCAGACAACATCGATGATAGAAAAATATGTGACATCAAATATCATAACTCACACTCAAATAGGAAGTGGTGCTGGTACATTTAATTACGCACTAAATGAATCATTCAAATATGATGAAAATGATATTGTTTATTTCCTAGAAAATGACTATATTCATAAACAAACCTCTGATAAGATTTTATTAGAAGGGTTTGAAATCGGTGGCGATTATGTAAGTTTGTATGATCATCCTGATAAATACATTCCATCTAGTCGAGGAGGAAACAAATTTATAGAAGATGATGGTGGAGAGCTTACAAAAGTATATCTTTCAAATTCTTGTCATTGGAAGTTAACAAATAGTACGACTATGACATTTGCATCAAAAGTTTCTACATTGAAAGATGATGAAGATATACTACGAAGATGGACGAACATGGGAGATTATCCAAGAGATTTCGATATGTTCATGGAACTTCGAGAAAAAGGAAAGTCGTTATTAACACCGATACCTGGTTATTCAACACACGGAGAAACTTCTTGGTTATCTCCATTAACAAATTGGGAGGAAGTTTGGTTTCAGTCGTAATACCTTCATATAGGAATCCAAAATGTTTAGATGTTTGTCTAAACTCTGCATTAGAAAATGCAAAAAATGAAAATGAAATAGTTGTTGTTATCGATGGTTATCCTGAAGAATCAAGGTTTGTAATTCAAAAATATGAGGATAAAGTTTCATTTATTGAACTTGAAACTAATTCCGGTATGCAACATGCACTAAATGTTGGAGTATATCAATCATCAAACGAATGGATATTGATTGTAAATGACGATAACGTATTTCCAAAAGATTGGGATGTTTTATTAGAACAAGATTCATTAGACCGTCTTGTAATAACACCAAATCAAATAGAAAGAAATCCTAGCATATTTAATTTTGTTACCAAAGATTTCGGCGGAGTAGATAATTTTGATTTCCAATCTTATACAAAAGAAGAACCAAATTACAGACAAGAATCAATTACAAATGACGGTGAGATATTTCCATTCTTCATGCAAAAGAAGTATTATATGGCATCTGGTGGGTTCGATACGATTTATGATTCCCCATTTATTTGTGATTGGGATTTCTTTTTGAAATTAGAATTGATTGGATTGAAGTTTGTAAGAAGTAGAAAATTAAACTTCTATCATTTTGGAAGTATGGCAACAAAGAACGGAAATGAACGAGATAGATTTGTTCAAAGTGAAAGAGATGCCGCTGACTCGTTCAAATTTAAGTGGGGATTCAATCCGATAAGAAATATAGACAACAGTCATTCACCTAAAAATTATGAGGTCATGGGGATTAAGTATGAATAAAAAAGTATTGATTACGGGAGTAGCTGGTCTTCTTGGTGCAAGACTCGCTGATTGGATTATAGAAAATAAACCTGAATATCAAGTTGTTGGTATTGATAATCTCGATGGTGGCTATTTGGATAATGTTCACACCGACTGTCTGTTTTATAAAGCAGATTGTACAGATGCAACAATGATGGGTGAAATATTTTCAACACATAAGTTTGATTATGTTTTTCACTTTGCCGCTTATGCCGCAGAAGGATTGTCTCCATTTATTAGATGTTTCAATTACACTAATAATCTCCTTGCAACCGCAAACATAGTAAACAATTGTATACGATATGATATTAAACGTCTTGTGTTTACTTCAACTATGGCAGTATATGGACATGGTAATCCTCCGTTCGATGAGTCACATCAACCAGCACCAATTGACCCATATGGTGTTGCAAAGTTTGCCTGTGAACAAGATATTCAAATTGCAGGAGAACAGCATGGATTGGATTGGTGTATCATCAGACCACATAATGTTTATGGTATTAAACAAAACATTTGGGATAAGTATAGGAACGTTCTTGGTATATGGATGTACCAACATTTAAATAACAAACCAATGACGATTTACGGTGATGGTACTCAAACGAGAGCATTTAGCTACATTGATGATTGTTTAGAACCACTATGGAAAGCCGCAGTAAATGAAAATGCTTCAAATCAAATTATAAATCTTGGCGGAACTAAATACCATACCATAAATGAAGCAAATGAAATACTTCGAAAAGTTATCGGTGGGCAGTTCATCCGACTTGAACCCAGACATGAAGTAAAGGATGCACATCCAACTTGGAAAAAGTCATCACAACTTCTTGACTATCAAGATAAAACTTCTTTAGAAGAAGGATTAATAAAGATGTGGGAATGGGCAAAAGAACAACCAATGCGAGAACAATTTATTTGGAAAAACTACGAATTAGATAAAGGTATTTATTCATTTTGGAAGAAATGATATGGTAAATGTTATTGGAATAGTTGGACAAGGATTTGTTGGTAGTGCGGTTAGAGAAGGAATGAAAAATCATTTTAAAATTGAAACATTTGATATTCTTCCTGATAAATCCACAACAAATAGTTTAGAAGAACTTTATAATAAAACCGATTTGATATTTGTGTGTTTACCAACTCCGATGAAGAAGTCGGGGGAATGTGATACAAAGATAGTAGATTCTGTTTTTTCTCAACTCAATCAGATGGGTAATGGAAAAATTGTTGTATTGAAATCAACAGTACCACCAGGAACTTGTAAGTTATTTCAAGAAAAATATCCGAATATAAATCTTATTTTTAATCCAGAGTTTTTAACAGAAGCAAACGCTATAATGGACTTCATTAACCAAGATAGAATAGTTTTGGGTGGTAATAATGGATTAACAGAGACGGCCGATATGTTCAGAAGGGCATTTCCATTTATTCCAATAGTACAGACAAGTTCAGATGTTGCGGAGATGGTTAAGTACGTTGCTAACTGTTTCCTATCCGTTAAGGTTGTATTCGCAAATCAATTGTTTGATGTTTGTTCTTCTGCTGGTATCAATTATGATGAGATCGTCGGTATATCAAAATTAGATAAACGGCTTGGATTAAGTCATTGGAAAGTACCAGGACCAGATGGAGATAGAGGTTATGGTGGTCATTGTTTTCCAAAAGATATGTCTGCGTTCTTAAAGTTCGGTGAAAATAATGGGATAAATCTTTCTTTGATAAAAGAATCGATTGACTACAACAATATAGTCCGTAAAAACAGAGATTGGGAAACTATGATAGGAAGAGCTGTATCAGATGAATAATCTGAATTAATGTCATATTTATATTTACAGTCAAGTCAATTATTATTGGAGATTAAAATGCACGAAGTAGCAAGTAAACTTATAGAAGTTCACAATCAATTGAAGTTCTTTCATTGGCAAACAACATCATATGCAAGACATCAAGCTTACGGTGGTGCTTATGATGCACTTACACCACTCATTGATAACTTTGTAGAAGTAATGATGGGTAAGTATGGCCGTGTTCCTGCACTCCCAATGAAGGTTTACAATCGTAATGAAAAGGATTGTATGACATTTATTGACGAAACAATTGCATACCTCCTACTTCTCTCAAACGGATTAAATCCCCAAACAGATACAGACCTCCTTAATATTCGTGACGAGATGGTATCTGAATTCAACAAATTGAAATATCTACTTACATTGAAGTAAAATAATAAAAAGGTGATGTATGAATACAGAAACACAAACACAGGAAACACAACAATCACAAGGTCTTGGTGATACTATTGCAAAGGTTACAAATGCTCTTGGTATAGATAAACTCGCAGAAGAAGTTGCTCAAGCTATGGGTAAAGAAGATTGTGGTTGTAGTAAGAGACGCCAAAAATTAAATGAGATGTTTCCGTATAAGGGGAAGTAATTGATTAACTTTAAAAAGTTGGCATCGGTATAAAATGGCAACTCCTCTAAACATATTAACACCAGAGGAATTGTCCCAAGTTTATAAACCAGCTGCCGCTGGTGTCTTGACTATGACAAAGGATGGTTTATTTTTACTAACGAAAAGAACAAGAAAAGCCCATTTCTTACCAGGAGTATGGTCTGTTCCTTCTGGTGAATCGAATGTAAATGAGTTTGAATCATTAGAAGACTGTGCTAGAAGAGAATTTTTTGAAGAAACAACACATAAAATTCCATTGGAATCAAAGTTAATTTGTATTGATAGATATTATGCAGATAATAGAATCTATTATTTATTTCTCTATAAAGTTCCAAAGAAGTTTTTTGTTAGAATAGATTGGGAACATGAAGATGTAAATTGGTTTTCAAAAGATAATTTACCGGAGCCAATTTCTGCACAAATTTTAGATGCTATTACGAGAGTTTAATACTTATATGTATGAAGAATAAATACAACTATAAAGAAATACAAGACGCAAACTACATCATAGAGATGATGAAGGAAGACGTATTCGGTCATCGTGTAACGAGTTGGAATCCGGCCGATACTGCAAGACTTCATCGTAAACTGAATCAACCAATTTCAGATGAAGAAAAAGAAATCTATGTTGCCGTTGTTGAACCTCTTATGAATAAAAAATCTTTAGTACCAAAGAAAAAAGACGCATTTCTTGATTCATTTGTTGATTTAGATACAAGAGTTTCACAAAAAGACTTTGAACCAACAAAAGACGATGATGCCGAAAAGATGGACAAGTTACTTGGTGTGGATTTGACATAGGAGTTTTGTGTTGGAAAACAAAGAAGTAATTAGTATATTAGAGAAATGGTCAAATAAGTATAAAAAGTCTATTGACTGTTCCAATGCAAAAGGTTTCAGTCAAAAAGCACATTGTGCAGGAAGACGAAAAAGAAAACGTGGTGGTAAAACTAAATCAAGACCAGTAGAGTCTTTTACGGAGAATAAAATGGAAAACTTGAAAGAGTTCTTTATCAATGAAGTAAACAAAGCTATAGAAAAACAAACTGCTAAAAAGAAACTAAAAGAATCCAGCAAGGATTTATACGAAGCAGTCAATCTTCAAAATAAATTGAAGAAGGAAGGTGCTAGTTCTAAAAAGTTACAACTTGCAGAAAAGGCAGTTTATTTGGCAGAAACAAAAGTTCTTGAAGGTTATGATGAACTCAATGGTGCTTGCGACTGTGGAGAAGGCGAAGGAAGAATGTTGAAAGGTCAACTACTTTCACTTATTGCAAATGCAGAAAAACTTTACCACATGATTTCAGAAGAAGACCAATTTGAAGATTGGGTTCAGGCAAAGATTACAATGGCAGAAGA